GTGAATCCCGAATTTGCATCATTCCCATGGGCATTATATTCATCTCCAAAATAAGAAGAGTTAGCTCCACTACCACTTACATCACCTTCAAATATTATATCACCTGATGCTGTAATATCTCCTTCCATATTAATACTACCACCTCTTGATATCTGAAGTGATGCTGTAACTGGAACGGTAGCACCCATAGATCCTCCGCGATCGATATAAAATACAGTATTTGTAAGATCAGCTGTTTGGGAGCCTCCTGCTACTATACCAAATGGAATTGCATTAGCATTAAAATTAGGTACACCAGTACCAGCAAGTGATGAAGAGAAAAATCCTGCTTGAGATGAGGTACTATTAGAGGAATATTCAAATGATACAAATCTCTTACGACCAAATTCATTATCAATACCTGCAGCAAAGTTAGCAAATTCTCCTGCACCATCTTGGACGTTTCCTAATACTTGTCTTCTTCCTGTTGTGGGTCCACCTACTGATAATGTAAGTTCTGAATTTCCATTAGTTGCTATACGTCCTGGTTCAGATTGTACTATGAATCTATCTTGTATATCAAGCACATCTCCATTTTTCCCTATGGACATTATTATTTCACCTTCTGAGGCATTTGAACCTGTTGCATAATGAGCTGTGAATCCAGTACCTCCGAATAAACCGGTTTGGTTACCTAATGCCATGTAAGCCGAACCCTTACCTTCATCAGCTAAATTCATTCTAAAGTTAGGACCAGTAGTAGTTACACTTGTTATAAATGGGTGACTGTCATTCTCAGTTAAAATAGAAGTAATAGATGGAGAAGCCGAACTAGACATTATGTTAGTTCCTGTAACAGTTGATGATCCTGATAATGTAATATCAAAAGCATCTACACCTGTGAATGCATCAACAGATTGAGAAACATGCCAAGAATGAATTACTAGAGATTGACTTATTTGAGATTCATAATTTAATACCTTTGCCATATATTATAGTTCTTTATTATAAATACGCTGATTTATGCTTTGTGTGTTATCAGCTGGGATTTGAGTTTCAGTAGTAATAATAATTTTTGTTTTATCATCAATTTTTTTAGCAGCGTTAATATCTCTTAGATATGTATCTGGTATAATGTATCCATATAATTTGATAGGGAATGTAGTTTTTACTATTCTTTCGGCCCCCAAAGGTATTTCAGTGTTAGTAGCAAAACTATCTATCCTAGCTCTAAATTTAAATTTTTCTGGATCTCCCCAATATGAGTCAGAAGCATAATTCATTGCTTCTATTATTTTATTATTTTGTTCCACAAAGTATGTAGAAATAATTACATCATAATTTAAAGTAACATAATCAGGTATAACAGTTACATAATGTTGTTTTTGTGGGAAATTTCTATTTAAAACATCAAAATTGCTATATGCATTTTTCTTATTATAAGTTTTGGTAAAAACTTGAATATTATTAGGATTATTAGCATCTACTTTTGATGTAAATCTTTCTTTAGTTAAATTAGTTCTTTTAAATAAAATAAGAGGTAACATAGGTTTATCTTCTCCATCTCTTAGATATCCTAGTTTTTGAACTTGATTCCATCTTTCGGAATCACCATATAATACAGGTACTTCTATTTTTGTACCATTTTGCATAACAGAGGGTTTTATAATATCTTTCATATAAAAAAGAATAGCTTCATCTATATCTTTAATTCCTATAGAAAAAGGTTGAACATCATCTCCTTTAAAAGATGTTTGATTTCCTCTATTAAGATTATTATAGGTACCGTTATTAGGATTTCCTCTATTAAACCTACCTTCACCATCCTTATAGGGAACTTGCATTCTTTTTGAAAGTTCTTTTTGGCGGGGGGGTATGGGTTTTTTATATTCTTGTGGCATTATTATTGGTATCTTTCTTGAGTAATTCCCAATCTATCAGCAGGTACAATATTTGTTATACAAACTACAGATAAATTAGTTCCAAAATTTTCTAATCCGGGGTTGAGGGGATTTCTATTATTAGGGTATTGAGGGTTTTTACCAACAAAATATTGATTTGAATAAGTATCATTTACAATATGATAATTATCTTCATACATTATATAATCTCCTACTTTAGGTACTACATCAGCATCCACTAAATCATCCCTAAAGAATCTAAAAGTTACTTCATATTGAGTATCAAGTATCATATCAGTTTCTTGGAATATTTGTGGTGTTCTTTGAACTAAACAGTTAAATAGGTAAGGACCCTCAAAGAAATAACCATCAGCTGCTTCACCATACATGTTAACTTTTGTTTCTTCAAGCCGATGAACATAGAAAGATGCCTGTTGAGTGATGATATCACCCATTAATTCTCTATTTAATTTTCTAATTAAATCTACATCTCTTGATCCTCCAAATAATGCCATTATCCTACATAAATTACATATGGAGATTGAGCTAACTCCACTTGTTTAAATTCCGCCTCTTGTGCTCTTCTTTCTAATAATTTTTCTCTAGAAGTTTCTTCTAGATATCCTCTTAATCTTTCAATTAAGGCATTTTTTTCAGATGAGGCTGCTGCTATCAAATCGGATTGATTTAAAGTTATCTCAGCTTCAGGTATAGGAACACTTGAATATTTACCTCTTACATATCCTAACATCTCTTTACTAAGGGCTAGGGCATATTCATATATCCAACTTCTTCCTACTGAATTAATTTGATTATAGGTTGGGTTAGCGTAGGGAACATTAGATACATTAGTTATACCACTGTAGGCATTATTAAATGAAGAAGAATATCTATCCTGAGTTTTTATATATTCAAAATATAAAGTTCCATCTTCTTGAGGTATAGGAAAAATTTTTAGTTGATTATTTATAAGTTCAAATGAGTAATTTGATTTTCTTACCATATCATTTAACTCTATTGCTTGGAGTTTTTGTAAATCAAAACTTAAGGGCATTAATAAAAAGTTAATAGCAGGTGACATATTACCAAACCCAAATCCATCCATTATACTATTAAAACCAATCCCTGTAGAGGCATAAGGATCAAAATATCTAACTACTGCCGGGGGTGGATAATAAAATATTCTTTTTACTTCTATAGTATCATTAGTTCCTAAAGATGCGCTTTCTTGAGCCCATGCATTTAAATCATACTTTTGGGTGTTTCTTGATAGAGGTAGTGAACCTGTTCTCCATGTTACATTTCCACCTGTACCTGCTTCTTCCCCATATTGTTGAGATAATCTCACTATTGTACCCATGTTAGGTGTAATGAGTGTATTGTTGAGATCAGAACCCGTTGGGCCTCCTTCCAGGGTTAAATAATCCTGTCTTACTCTATATGCATACACTTCGTTTCCATATGTAGTTACTGCTTCTTCTAATGCAGTGTAGAATTGAATATCTTGCAATTCTACATCAACAATAGGATAACCCAATCTTTGAGCTGCAAACTTTGCAAATTTATCCGCATCAGTTTGAAAATCTAAATCACCATCGTAAAATCCAAAAGGAGTTTCTCCAGGGAAAAATGATGATGATCCGGGCCATATAGGTACGTTTGCCATATTGTTTCTTTATAAATATTAAAGTTTTATAAGTCCCTGTTTATGAGAATCAGTATAAAAATCAATTAGTTCTTCAACTATTGGACTTCTATGGTTTGTTGTTAAGGTAACAGACGCTAATCCATTTATATGGTCCGAGGCTTTATATAAAAAATTAAAACCCGAATCGGATTTCCTTTTTAAATCCACTTGTTTTTTATCACCACAAACAATCATTTTTGAATTTAAACCAATCCTAGTTACAATCATTTCCATTTGGTTATGTGTAACATTTTGTGCTTCATCTACAATAATCATACTATTTAAAAATGTATTACCACGCATAAAGCTAAGGGGAACAATTTTAATTTGGTCTTCAGCTAAACATTTAGCAACTTTATCTTTATCATATAAAGAATACATGTTTTCGTAAATTGGTTGTAACCAGGGATCCATCTTCTCCCTTAAATTCCCTGGTAAGAATCCTATATCTTCTTTAGATACAGTAGGTCTTGTTATGATAATTTTTTCATATCTTCTTGAAAATAAACCATCTAGTGCGATTTGGCAAGCTAAAAAAGTTTTACCTGATCCTGCCGAACCCGCTAACATTGTTAAAGTGTTATCTAGTACTATTTGTTTTGCAATCTTTTGTTCTTCATTTAATTGAACTTTAAATTTTATTGGATTTTTTGGTTTTCTTTTTACAGTTAATTGATTATCCGTCATAGAAAAAATATTAAATTAGTAACATAATTACACTTATAAATACTAGAACATAAGCATAAAAAAGGGGTGCCTTACGGCACCCCCCTCTTAATTAAGAAAAGTTACTATTAGAGAGTATTTAAACCATCACATAGAACTTTACCATAGAATTCAGGACGAACTACTTTCTTAGCATAGCGAGTCAAGAGTCCTTTACGTGGAGTAAAGGTATCTGGATCGTATACAAGAGGTGTCATGATTAATGGAATATATGGAGCAAATACTGCACCAGCTTCCAAAAACTGTCCTCCTCTAAACCCTAACAAGATTGTATTTTCAGTCATGTAAGGATTTTTATAAACAGTGTAACGTGAGTTCAATTGACCTGCTTTTTGTACACCAAAGGCATAGGTCATTTGAGCAGCATCACCATTGCTAGTTGAAGCATATCCTGGGATAGATTCAAGAATTGTAGCTACGGTTGGGGAACATACGAGGAAGTTAGCACCACCACGAAGTGTTCTTTGGTGGATTGCATTACTTACTCTTTGGATTTTAGTACCTAATGTTTGGAACCATTGTCCCTGAGTATTAAAGAATCCTAGATCAGTAACTGTTCCATCAGCACCATTATCAATAATAGATCTATTATTAACAGCACTCCATACTTCAGTTCTAGCAGCAGCTGATTCAATCAACATATCAAGAATTTCGAGATCAATCTCTAATGAGATATACTCACTCATGACAGAAGTTAATTCAGCTTCAGCATCCAATGCGTGATAAGCATTTAAGTCTTGTGCGAACTCAGGAGTCCATACAGCTTTAAGCTTACGTGTTTTAGCAACAATCGCAGATGATTGCATCTGAACATTAATTTCTGGAATAGAAATTGGGTTATTAGTGTCATTAAGACCGGTGTTTTTGTCTTCAAAATCACCTCTAAATTGATCAGTTGGTTGTAATGAACCCGAAACTTGGAAATCATCATGTGTTCCATTTGTTACTAGTGAACCAGAAGGAACAACAAACTTAATTGCATCTGTAGCTGGTGTATAAGTAGTAAATGCTGAATGTACAGTCATTTGAGCTGGGGAATCATTAAATAGTGTAAATGATCTTACAGCTTCGGTATCCACGTTAGGGAATACAGTAGAAGCAGAAAGAATAGTTACAGTTCTTAATGTGTTAGCTACAGCAGAAGCTGAAAAATCAGCATCATAATCTGCATCAGACCAAGAAGCTGTTGCAATAGCAGCATTTGTTACAGATCCAGTACTATTAATAGAATAAGAATATCTACCAGCACCATAGAGACCACCTGTATTAGTGTTACCAAAAGGCTCATTTCCACCCTTATCACCATACATAGAATCTCCGGCAGTAAAGATACCATCTTTAGTAGTACCATACTGGAAATCTAAATAAAATACAAGACCTGAAGGTAGATTCATTGGTTGTACTGAGACAAATTCTTTAGCAGCAATTTGACCAAATACTTTTCTTACCAATGGAAGAGCTACACCAGCCCATTGTTCACCTACACCAGCTGTGAAAGTACCAGTTGAAGCGGCACCACCACCTGATAGTGAAGATTCTTGAACTAATTGCTTAGCTTGGTTCTCAAGAATCATTGACATATTGTTCTTGTCGGCTTCTTTAGTAAGGCCTTCAAGAAGTCCAGTTTTGGACCATTTTTGTGATAATCTAGCAGCATCACTTTGTAGTGATTTATACTGATTAGCACTTTCGAGTAATGAATTTAATTGTGACATTGTCAATAATTAAAAGTTAAAAAATTAAAGGCCTGCAAGCTTTTTAAATCTTGAGACCATAGCATCCTCCTGTACCACAGGTGTTGATTCATTAATTGGTGCTTTTCCAGTAGGTTTAGAAGCGAATCCCATGGATTCTTTAATATTTGATTTCTTAGCAGTTAACGCTGTTGAAAGTGATTCAAATACTAATTTAACTTCTTTTACTGTTTCAGCTTTATCAAATGAATTTAACACTTTAACTTTCTGTGATTCATTAAGATTTTTGTTTCTGAAAATTTTATTAGTGTATAACAATTTAGAATTAAGAAGATTAACTTCGTTAA